ATTAAACCCTTCACATCTTTATGTTCTTCTAAAATCTCCTCTACACACTCAACAACTTTAGGAAAATATCTATCAATATTCTTTTTTGAGAGTTGAAACGTACCAAATATAATTGGAGAAAGGACTGGATCGAATGACGAAGGTAGGTCTATATATTTAAAATCTTGTTCTGCTACTCCAAGACTTCTCATAACACGCCTATAATCAACAAACGTAGCAGACATAAAAAGAACTTTATCGGCATATTTAAATAAATGTTGAGCTAGTACATCAATCTTCTTAGGTATTAATTGTATATATTTTTTATTATGAATAAAAGCCTTATTAATAATATATTCAGATTGTTGCCAGGTATCAATAACAAGAGACAAATCTCCTTTTAAGTCAGCAATCAATTTAAATTCCTTCTTCACAGTGTCGCTAATTGTATCAGAATGCTTTTCAAGCATCCGAAGTAACTCAATATATCTGCCTTCTAACTCACTTTGTAATTTAATTAAATTATTATGAAATCGTTTTCTGTTAGATGAATACAACAAACTAAACCCGTGCTTGTTTAGCTTATTCAATTCAATACTGCAACTAAACCGACTAACTATTATATTTTCTAATTCAGAAGCCTCATCACATACAATGAGCTGTCTATATTTTAAATGATCAGGCTTATGAAAAAAGCTCGAATAACTCTCTACACTTATCTTCGCAGTAATAGATTTATTTTTAGCTTCATAATAATCACATCTATTGCAATCCCAACATTCCCTTTTTAATTTAGAACTAAAAATACACGGTGCTGCATCTGCAAAGCTCCGCTCATCTAAATTACAAATATATGAACTCTTACCTTTAAGAGGTTTTATATCTTCAAAATCTTTAGTATACTGATCCTGTAGTGCCTTTGTGGTTGTTAATATCGATGTGCCATAATTTTTATTTACAAAATCATCTGCATATTCATAAACTAATTTACCATTATCCCAAGATGTCTCAAATGCTCTATAATCAGAAACTATCTTTGATAACCTGGATGGCAGTTTTTGTAATCCATTTGCTATTGTTTTAGCGACAAAACTCTTTCCACAGCCAGTCGGTCCTTGCATGACAACAAACTTATTTTCCTTAAACGCATCAAGTATATTAGGTATAGCATATTGCTGACTTGAGGATGGAATATATCCTTTCGGGAAATTTTTAAGACCCATATGTATATTATAATATCTCTATAGAGAGAAGCAAGTCATGATACTTGTTGCGTTGGTTTTTAATTAATCGATTAATACGCGCCTTCCATATAATATCATCCTGATGTATGTGTTGTAAAGTATAATCAAAATAAACGATTTTTTTATCAGTAATAATATTAAAAGGATATAATAGCTCTACTTTTTTATTATTGCTAAATAATAATTTAATATTAAAATCCTTTATATCATATAGCATAATTTGCCCAATACCAAGAGTACGTTTTTTAGATGTAATCTTAACAGTAGTAAGTAATAGCCTTTTTAATATATTATCAACGACGTCATATGTCATGTGTTCATAAATCCCATCTTCTCACCAGCAGACATTGGCGAAATTTTCTCATTTAAATATACCCAAAATGTTTCATCTGATTCTAATGTACTAATTAAATCTACTGTGTCGCAATTTATAGTCCTATAACCTTGCATTAAAATATCCCAAACTACAATTAAGTTTTCTTGATTAGGATTGTAACTAGGAGCCTGACGTGGCGGAACATAATTTAAAATAGTACGACCTTCCACAGAATTTAAAAGCTGTGCATTATTAGTACATAACATTCGCCTAGTGACCGGCCGGCCAGGCTTAAGGTTCCGTCTTACAAACTTTACCTCACATACCTTGTCTAATAATATAGCTTTAAGATTAGCTAGACTAGTTATCATCGTCTTCTAGGTCTTGACAAATTCCAAAAAAGCGTTGCTCATTTAAAAAGATACAATCTCTAAGAGAATGATCATGACCAACTACTCGTAAATTATCAACCTTAATACCTTTATCATCTGGAAAGCAAACTACATCCCCAGGTGTAGTAAATTTACAAAGTGAGCCGACTAATATAACTTTTGCTAGACGCCATGTACGTTTAACTTGAGACAGTGGAATGTGAATGCCGTTCCGTATAACAGACCGTCCGTCATTTGATAAATCTACATATTGTGCTAAAACAATATCATCCATAACTTTGCTCAATTTATATCCTTGAAGACTAAATGTATCAGTCTCTTGATACGTCTCTAAGTCAATTAAGCTTCGCTTTGCATCATGATCAAAAGCATCACGTTGACCGTCAGTTAACTCTAACTTATCTAATGCTTGTTCGTATTGTTTTTTTAACTTTTTCTCATTCATACTTTTTAATATTTATCTTAAATGTTTCTGAATACAAATCCACTTCACGTTGTGACAATTCATATTGTTTACATACCCTTTCATATGTAGTTTTATCTTTTTTTATTTTTTTAGTATAATTAATATATTTTCTTTTTGTCTTTGGAATTAAAGCATGTAAAAAATTATAATGATCAACATTTATACTAAAAACCGACCCATACATATTAACACTATTGTTTATTGCTGAGACAAATCGAACATCAGCAAATGTCACGTACCTATTCACTATATATGGAGAATAAATTTGTGCTGATGTGACATCGATGTCAACTTTATCCTTTTCAAATAAAATATTAGTTACAAAATCAAAAAAATTGTTCGCTTGCTTCATAATACAGACAGTCTAAGATCCATTACCAGGTTTACTAAAAGTTTTGCAAAAAAAATTTGGAACACGTATACGAACTAAAAAAATTCAATTCTAAAAGCAAAATAGGAAAATCTCCCGGGTTTTGCAAAAAAAATTTAGATATAGAACCAAGACTCATACGGTCAGTTTTGTTGTCGCAATAAACGCGTCGTCCGTCATGGAATAGTACAAATCCACCACGATTTTCATGAATTCTTCCACTTGATCGTCGGTTAAATTCGTGGAAAACGCAAAAGACGGGGCTTGTCGACCGGCAGTTACATTAATTGCAGTGTGACCAATAGCAACGTTGTCTTTTGAATAGGTTATACTCACACTGCACTTGCCTTTTGGTTGAATAATGCCATGTTGCTCGAATTCTTTGTGTACAATTAAGTCATCACCGTCAACTTCAATGGGAGCCTTTAAATATTTCGTTGACAACAGGTTCGCAATTTGTGTATTGAATAATCTTTGAAAGAATACAGCACCCAATGGGCATAAATTAGGAAGCTCCCAGCAAAAATTAACAGCGTCGTCAGAATAAATGAAATCATTATTAAGAAGGTCTTCATTATCAATCATTCCCTCCGCTTCTACCTTCATTGGCGCTCGAAACGCAACAATATTTCCAATCGGGAGAGTCTTTTTCCGGAAATATTTATAAGCGAACCGGTGGTGAATTAAATCTCCATCATACAGATCGATATCTTTTAAAATCATATTAAGTATTATAGAATAGCCTAAGAGATAGTCAACATGAAGATACATTTATTTTCAATGCTATGTTTGGATGAAAATGAATATCCAGATTTAAATCTATATAGACACTTTATAGATTATTACAAGCAATTAGGAATCGAGTCAAATAACTTTACTATTATACCCTGCGGTGTTACTGATTATGAAAAAAACTTAAAAGAATTTCAGAAAATAAATACCGTTAACGATATACCAAACAGTAATTTAATATCAAAAAAATATGATATATATAAAGCAAACGAAATACTATTAACCTGGCAAAAAACATTACATAAGGAAGATTGGGTTCTGTTTCCAGATCCAGATGAATTTAATAACTATCAACACTTCAATAGCATACAGAGTTGTGCCGAGTTTCTAGAAAAAAATAATTACTATGCACTCGAAGGTGAATTCGAAGACCGAATTGCTAATGATAGTGTTCTACATAAAGTACAATACCCGGAAAATATATTTGATCAATTTCCAAAAAAAGCAAGTATCACCAGATACATAATAGGGGCAACTTGGAAGAAAATATTATTATCAAAAGCAAAAACACACTTACGAATAGGGCATCATACTATAGTATGGAACTCTAAAAAAGAACGACCAGCAACAGTAGAGGAGATAGAATATAGAGGAGATGAATACTGTGAATACCCTCCAAACCCAACACCTAAAGTATATCAAACAAACTTTAAAGTTTGTCATTTTAAATGGACTGATTGTCTAATTCACAGATTAAAAAATCCAAACAATCATACGGATTTATATGAAGTGTTTAATATAGACAGAGAGAAGACTAAAAAAATTATTACTGACAATAAATTTAATATTATAATATATTAGGATCAAAACTATTCATAGCATATCGCTGACTTCTTGTTATGAATTTTTTACTAATTTGCTCTTCCGCATCTATTTGACTATCAAATACTGTACCACGACACTCCGGTAGGCATAAAAATGGACGGAAAACATATGCATTATAATATTTTCTAGAAAAAATAGTACCACTTAACGTACCTGTAATACCGTCAGAAATAAGTGTTATAGGATAAAACCGCGACAATAATTGTTTTGCAATATTTCTGGTAAGAGAATAACAAACCGCACCACTATATTCTTTAAATCCAGTATAAAAATAATCATTAACTTCAATTCTTTTTTTAGCATATTCAGGTTCTCGTTTACTGTCAAACGGTCGCCAAGAATGAAAATGAACAATATCCCAATTGGGTGGAATATACTCTTTCCACTCTAAAGCATTATTACATAAATCCTTATCTAATGCAGCGTCATCTTCTAGAACAAGAAAATTATTTACTTTATCTTTTACTGCAGTTTTCCATGCTTTAATATGACCATACGTACAGCATATTTCTGCTAACGACATCGGATATGGATTACCTTTTTTTCGAAGACCACCTAAATTATAATTAAGCGCATCCGGTGGTGCAAGTGTTTCCGCGGCCCATATTTTTTTAAATCTAATTTTTCTATTTCTTTTACCTTTAATAAAAAGATCATCTGGAGTAATACTACGAACGAATTTATAATTTTCAATATTACATGCCCGTAGATGCTGCTGCATATATTCTTTACGAAGTGGGTCACGACCCCAGACTACATATATTTTATCAAATAATGTATCTAACATTAAAAAACATTACCGTAAGAGTGTTTCTTTATATCCTAACATGTCCCATGTTTCAGTATCAGGTGACCAATAAACAACAATACCAATTGGAAGTTCAGCAGTGTCAACAAATTCATCGTTAACAATACCTTTTTTAATTTTTGATTTTTCAACAAGAAACACCTTTTCTTTAAAATAAACAGACTGACATTTACGTTTATATTTTAGCTCATATGCTTCTTTATCTATCGCTTTAGTCCAGTCCCATGTTAAAGGGTTCCAAAAAACTGAGAGATTAGGCTTAATTTTTGCCTGTAGTGTTTTTGTACCTAAAAATATAATTTCTTGTATATCTTCTTTATTTGGTGCATACTCAACTCCATTAAAATGAACAGATATATCCTCAACAATTACCTCGTCACTATCTACATTTGTACTAATTGGATCTTCAACTTCGTCGATTTTTTTTGTAGCTCTCTTGGTCTTCACTTTCGCCTTAGTCTTAGTTGCTGTCATAATTGCTATTGAAATAAATGTTTATTACTGTAATTAATTATACATGTCAGATGATCTTGCAACTAGGTTTTGTGACCGACCATGGACATTTTTAGAAGTACAAGAAAAGGCTTTATATAATTGCTGTCCGAGGTGGGTTAACCTCAACAAAATCGGAGATATTACTCCGGAATTAGATTTCGCTAAAGAATGGAATAGTGAGCGTAGTAAAGCGTTTCGGCGAACTATCCTGGATGGTTCTTTTAGTATGTGTAGTAAGGGGGAATGTCCTATGATTCAAAATCAATCCTTACCAAAGCGTACTGATATATTAAATGGAAAACATGGAGAAAAACTAAAACAAATTGTACAATGGGACCTCGAGGTATCTGATCTCCCGGCGACTATTAATCTGTGTTATGATAGATCTTGTAATTTAGAATGCCCTAGTTGTAGAAAGAAGAAAATATTTTATAACGAAAAAAACTTTCCACATCAATATAAGCAAGCATTAAAAATTAACGACAAGCTATTACAAATGATTCATAGTAAGCCTCATGATGTTAGTCTTACTATAACAGGGTCCGGTGATCCGTTTGGATCACCGTCATTTTTTCAACTAATGAAAAAAATTAAACCACGACTTAATCCTAAGATTGCCTTAACACTACAAACAAATGGTGTATTGTGGGATGAAAAAAGATGGGCTAAACTAAAAAATATACACGCATTAAACATAAGCACTATTATTAGTTTAGATGCCGGTATAAAGGAACATTATGATAAAGTTAGAGTAGGAGGAGACTGGAACCGACTAATGAAGAATTTAACCTTTATAAAATCTCTCAATTTACCGTGGGTTAGATTAGATATGTGTGTACAAAAAAACAATTATCAGAGCATACCTGAATTTATTAAAATAGCTAAACAATATAACTTTGATTCCTACACATCAAGAATATTTAACTGGGGTACGTTTAATCAAAAAGACTTTAATGAGCATAATATATTTGATATTAAGCACCCAGAACACGAAAAACTATTAAACACAATAAATAAAGACTATCAATATGACAAACACGATTGGGGTAATTTAACTAATTTTATTAAATGAAGCTAGCGGTATTATTATATGGTCAACCACGATTTTGGGACTTAAGTTACAAAAGTATTATACAAGAGACTACATTTAAGAATAGTACTACGGATTATTATTTTCATTTTTGGGATAAAACTGCATATCATAGCCACGATCCTGAATATGAATTAACCGATAAAGATAAAAAAAACATAGTAACTGCCTATAAGCCAAAAAGATATTCTTTTACTGATTATTCTATATTAGAGGAAGCTTGTGAAAAAGTATTTAAAGTTGTAGAAAAAAATAGAAATGACCTAAACGAGTTTTTTCATAAAAATCAAAAAGTTACAGATTCAATTTCATTAAATGATGAGCTAAAAAATGCTGAATCTATAGAGGATATTATTAATAAAATTAAAAATAAACACCGTAAACACTATCCTAAAACTATCTTTGAAATTGCTAAGCCAGAAAACTTAGCGTACTTTCTAGGTCAATTTGTATCATTGGAAGAAGGGGCAAAATTAATACAAGAAGAATATGATTACATTTTTAGAATAAGAACGGATGTATTATTTGTTACACCAGACTTGTATAAAAATAAAAAACAATACCTAAACGATAAACAATTATTTTATCATAGACTATATAACAACGAAAAAGGAATCTTCTGTAAATCGGGAGATTTACAAGTTTGGGAAGGGACATATTGTAACACAAACTCTAAAATTATCCTCGATGATGAGGAGTTATCTTATGAACCTATAAAAGTGACAAACTACAATAGTTTTTCATTTAAAAATAACAAACTATATGCAAATAATCCTCGAAACGATGCAGGTATGTTACAAAGTTCAAGTGAATCTAATATCTATAACCCTAAAACCCAATATTTACATATGAAAGATTGGTATATATTAGGATCTGGACAAGAAATGCTATTAAGTATGAAGCGATATATTAATACCATAATAATTATGATTAAAAAATCTAAACAATTCCTTATAAAAAACAATATAGACAATAATTGGTCAGCGGGCGAGCTTGTATGTGGTGAAGTCTTAGGATTAAATGGTATAAATGCTGGTGAATTAGGATTTGAATATTACGGTAAAATGATTGTTCCTAATCGATATGTAAAAATTGCTAATAAGCATACTAAACAAATTATTTTAGATAGACCTCATGTTAGAGTTTTAGCAGATTCTGATATACCTTTAAAAGATCAATACAAAGAAATTATAAAAAAAATATTATGTTAAAAATATGTCACTTGAGAGGCCCAAAAGAGTATTGGTTAAAAAAAATAAAAGGAAAGTATCCGATAATAAACGAATGGGCTAAACTTAAAAACTTTAATTTTTTAGAATATAGAAAAAAAATAAGAAATATAGTAATATCTTCTATAAAAAGAAGTGAAGAATACAATGTAATTTGCTATAATGATAGTGAACTACAAGCACTATTACCGAGGATAAAAAATAATGAAAATATATTATTTCATTCTCAAGATGATGATGATATATATGTCGGGGGAAATGTGACTAGTAATCTACAAGAAGGTATTTACCATACTCCGTATGTTGTTTTTAATGAGCACCTCGTACAAAAACTTCATAATAATAAAGAATTTGAAATAACAACACCACAACTGTATAAAAGAAAAAGAAACAAACACGGTTCTTGTAATATGATAATACAAAGTAAATACGAATATATAAAACCGTTAATAATTGACATATCGTTAAAGTCGTTTTATACAAGAAATAAAATAAGACAATTTATTAAAACAGTACCTTTACAACAAACTGATATAAATGATATAATAAATATCGAACTTAAAAGTTTTTTTAGTTTAACATACTTGAAGAAAAAACAAAGAATTTATAAAAATACAAACAATTTAAACGAGGTAATGACACAACTCTTTACACAGGAATACGATAACATAATGAGTATAAAAATAAAAAACGTAAAAGAGTGGGAGGAGCTAAAAAGTGTATATAAAGAATTTAAAAATAAAGTTTTAATGTGAATATAGCAATATGTATATGTGGAGAGCCTCGCATGAAACAATACGGTGCCGCGAGTTTAAAAAAATTTCGTGAAGATATAAAACAACACCAAGGCTCTTACGGACCGGTTGGTGATGTTAGGTTAGATGTATTTTATCATATATGGGATCATGTAACAAAAAGACAACGTAATCATAAATCTCAGGATCCGTTTGTTAAATATGTAACTAAGAAGGAATTAGATGATTTATTTTTACCGACAGTCGGCCATATGGCGGATAAAAATGAAATGGATGATGAAATAGATTACATATGGGATTATGTATGTAGCTTAAACGAACCAGATCCAAGATATGATACAAAGGAGATATTAAAAAACCAAATTTACTATTCTAATACACCTGGTTACTCTCAGTTACATAGTTTATGTAAAAATCAATTAATGAGAATAGAGTACGAAGAAAAAAACAATATTAAATATGATTTAATTATTAAAACGAGGACTGATGTAGAATTTAAATGTCAGCCAGACTTTACGCATATTAAAAAAATAACTAAAGACCCTAACTTTCAAGAACAGATATTTTTACCTAAAATTGAAGTATGGAGTATAAGGCGGAACCCCCTTATAATACCGGAATTTTCATTATTTTTTGGTAATTCAAAAACATTAAATAAAAACATATGGGAAAATTATCCACAAAAAATTGTGTCAGATTTATACACCTATCATGGCGGGAAACATTTAAGTGTATTAAATGACCATGCAGTATTTATGAATCTAATATTAAACAATACTAAAGTAAAGGTACATGGATATTTACGGGATACTCTATATTATAGATTACATCAAATGCCTGAACATTACAACGAACAAAAAAGAAAATACAGTCATTATTAACTACTATGTACAATATAGCGTTATGTTTTTATGGAGAAGCGAGAAATTGGCAAAATAATGCTGCTGAAAATATAAAAAAATTTAATAAGTTATCTCGAGAAAAATTTAATATAGATGTATATTTTCATTTATGGGATAATATTACACGCAGATGTAGAAATATTAACGAGTTAGTTAAAAAAAATATTAATTTAAATGATGTATGTGTTATTGAATCAAATTTACAGCATGAAGAACTATTGGAAAGTTTCAACCCGATCAATTATAAAATTGAAAATAAAGATGTTCTAGATCAATATATTGATAAGTTTAACCCTAGTAGTAAATTTATGTCGTGTGAGCAAATTAAGCAAGCTATAAAGTATTCAAACACTCCGTGTTTTTCTCAGTTTTACAGTATGTCACAAAGTTTTCATGTTGTCAAAGATAAAGATAAATACCATTTAATTATTATTGTAAAAACTGATTACTTATTTGACGATGAATCGGTTATAGATAAAACATTAACATTTTACTGTAAATATATTACTGAAAGGAGCTCGTTACTCGTAGAAAGAATGTCTTTTGTACCTCAGAGAAAAGAAACATGGTTATATCACGGCTATATGCTAGGTAATTCTATTGTTTTTAATGATATATTTTATAATTTTCCAAAAATACCTATAGGTATGGGTATATCTCCCTTAGCAAGATGCATATGGAAAGGTAGTAGTCATGCCGAACTAGCAAACTATATCTTAAATTATACTAATGTATTTAGAGTATGGCCTATTCTTCACCAGAGTCACCCGCAGTTTGTAGGTAGATGTGACCAATTTAAAGAGGAGAAAATACAAACATGAAAATAGCTATTTTATTATGCGCTCAACCAAGGTTTTTAAATTTAACATATAAAAGAATAAAAGAAGAGTTTAATTTTCCTAACGCGCAAGTTGATTTTTTTATACATTTTTGGAGTATAATAGGTTTTTCACCGGCATGTGAAAAGTTAGAAAGACAAATAACCGACGATAATTTAGAGGAATATATAAAATATTTAAACCCTAAAAAATATAAAATTGAAGACTATTCCGAATTGAATGA